CTTAGTAAAAATTGCCATAGATAAAAAAAAGAAAATAATCTACGCAAAGGAGGAGCTATACAAATCCAAGTTAACCATCTCCGAAATATACGCAATCAATAGACAGAGGGCAGGGCGTAACCTCATCATAGGAGATAGCGCAAGCGCAGGAACTATCGCAGAGTTACAAAAGCTAGGTCTTAATATTAGAGGCGCTAAGAAAGGCACAGGAAGTATCGCAACGGGTATCGCATTAATTCAAGACTACGAGCTTGTCGTCGATCCAGACTCTACTAATATGGCAAAGGAATTAAACAACTACGTTTATACAGACAAGGGCGCGCAGTTAGCTTGCGATATGTACAACCATAGTTTAGACGCGCTGAGGTATGGAGTTTTACACCTACTAGCTAATCGTGGCAAAATAGAGATAAGGTAAATAACATAAAGAGAATTAATTTGTTTTTATTATATGACAGAGACTATTAAAATTAGTGTACCCGAAAACATCGCAGATATTACTCTAGACCAATACGTCAAGTTTGAGGCGCTACGAGCTAGAGAGGATAAGATGACAGAGCAGGGAATGATTGAGAGGGTTATATCTTTGTTTACAGGAATGAAAAAACAAGATGTCAAGAAATTAGTATATACGGACTACGAGGGTTTAATGGCGCAGATTATAGCAGCCTGTGAGCAGGACGTAGAATTTGAGGAGCGGTTTATGCTTAATGGAGTAGAGTACGGATTTATCCCAAACCTAGACGAGATAACGACGGCGGAGTATGTAGACCTCAGCACTATAGGAATGGACTTTAAAGAGATGCATAAAATTATGGCTATCTTATTTCGTAGGGTTACAAACGAGGACGCTTTCGGCAACTATGAGATACTGCCCTATAAGTACGATAAGGCTCTATGTGAGGAAATGCGAAGTTGCCCAATGAATATAGTTAACGGAGCTCTGGTTTTTTTTTGGAGTTTATCGAGAGAATTAAAACAAGCTATCCAGAGATTTACGAATCAAGTGGAGGAGAAAAACAAGCGGTAGATTATTTCTCTAAGTGGGGGTGGTACGTTACTATTGATATGATGGCGAGTAATGATATACTGAAAATCGACAGAGTGCTAGAAACAAAGGTACATGAGTTTCATACGTTCCTAGCTCATAAGTTAGACAGGCAAAAAATGGAGGCAATACTAAGGAAAGGAAATAACGTAACACAATTATAATGAACGCATATAGTAGACTATTAAGATATATAAGGAGTTTAGCAGAGCAAGACGTATTTGTTAAAACAATTACAACGGGCGCGGATATTGATTTGAATAAGGGCGATATATTCCCTTTGTTTAATATTGATATAACAGACGCGACGTTTAGCTCTAACGCTACAATTACCTTTAGCCTAAATATACAATGCCTAGATATTAGGGATATTAATAACGAGAATGTAAACGATAAGTTTTACCTAAACGATAACGAGGTAGATAACTACAACGGTACGCTATCTTGCTTAAATGCGCTTTGGGTTAAAATGCACAGAGATTTTGCAGATAACAATATAACGGCGTCGGATAGTCCGACCTTGACGCAGATAACTTACTCAGATAAAAACCTGTTAGACGGTTGGGATATGAGCCTAGAGGTAGAGATGCCAATAGACGAAACTAGCTTTTGCTTTTGGGAAGTGTAACGAAAATATTTGATACTCTAGGGAGTAATGTAGTAAAGCAAGCAAGAGCTAATCTAAAGAAAAAAAAGAAAGGCGATAGCAACCTATCTAAAAACCTATCCTATAAAGTAAAGGGTAGCTCTATAGAGTTTATACTAGCGGATTACTGGGAATATGTAGACGCAGGGGTTAAAGGAAAGGGAGGCACAAAGGCAGACGGCAAAGCTTGGAAACTTAAAAAGGTAACAAATAATAAGTTTAAGTATACAGATAAAAAGCCGCCGTTTATGGCTTTCAATGGGTGGACTATCCGCAAGGGTATAGCGCCAAGAGATGCAAAGGGTAGGTTAATGAAACGCAAAGGTTTGCTTTATGCGATTGCTAATAGTGTATACCACACAGGAATCGAGACAACGCATTTCTTTACAGACGCCCTAGATAACGAAGTACTAAAACTAGGCGACGAGATAGGCGAGGCTTTCGCTCTTGACCTCATCGACGGAATGAACATTAAAAGTGATAACGTAACAATAACAAAATGATAAGAGCATTAAGTCCGTTTTATATAGATACTCCTTTAGTGTATGGGGGTGTAACTTGCGCAAAGTATACGCTAAATGTTTGGGTTTGGAATGGCGACAAGTCTACTCCAGACTCTACAAACAGCTATCAAATAACCTACCAAAATACTACGGCATCGACAGGATCGCATAGTATAAACATAAACGCTATAATTCAAGACTATATCGAATTTACAGAGCCTAGCCCTACGCTTTCGACGGGTATACAATTAATAGACGGCAATAACCAACAATGGGTATATACTTACGTAACCTATGATGCAGTTGCTACGTTGTACCATGAGACTACTCAGATAATGACGCTAGGATATGCTTACGGAAACGAGGGGCGAAATGTAACGGCGGTGTCTAATCAAACGCTTTTAAATCCTCAAGAGTATAAAGTAAATCGAGAGGGAAACTTTGTGTTTCCTATCTACGTGCCTACGGGGGCAACCTCTAGCGCTGTAACCGTTAAGTCTTATCCATCTTTAGCGGTTAACTATACAGCTACGCCTGCGCTATCGGACGAGAGTAGCGAGATTGTACAATACCTTTGGGTAGAGTTATCTCTAGCTGTAGACGAGGCTTATATAGAGATAGTCTGGCAAGGTCAAACCACTACGTTAAACTTGACAGACGAGTGTAAGTATACTCCGTTAGACGTATTTTTTCAAAATAAAGATGGCGCATTGCAGAGTTTTACATTCTTTAAAAAGCAAGAGGAGACTATAGACGTAACGGATAGTAGTTTCGAGACTAACAGAGGGCAAGCGTCGGACGGATTTCATCAGTTTGTTAGGTATGGCGTGCAAGGTCGCACTACATTAACGGCGGAGACGGGTTGGCTTGACGAGGATATGAACGAAGTACTAAAGCAAATACTATTAACAGAGCGAATCTGGAGCTATAACGGTACAACTTACACGCCTTTAAACATAAAAAAGACCTCGCAGAAATTCAAGACAAGGCAAAACGATAGGCTAATTAACTATACTATGACTTTCGAAATGAGTTACAACGAAATAAACAACATATAAGCATGGTTAACCTATTTATTAACGGCGAATTACTAGACCAATACGCAGACGAGAGCGTGGATATTGTTAGCTCTGTTTTAGACGTGAGCGATATTACTAAAAATACAGGCGATTACTCTAAGAGTTTTACAGTACCCGCTAGTAAAAACAACAATCGCTTGTTTAAACATTGGTATAATGCGTCTATAGATAACGGATTCGATGCTAGGAGTAAAGTAGAGGGTAGTATTGATATTGACGGCGTACCTTTCAAGCTCGGAAAGTGGAGGCTAAACAAGTGTAATATAGTAAAGGGTAGGCTTGAGAGTTATACAATAAATTTCTTTGGTAATCTGCCTAACATCTCGGATACAATAGGCGAGGATATGCTGAGTGATTTAGCATTCCCAACGCTAGACCACGACTGGACGAGCGACAACGTAATCGACGGACTAGAGGGCGACCTACTTAACGGCGACATCGTTTATACTTTAATGGCTAACAAGCGTTATTTTTATAACAGCCATTCTGGAGCGCATGACGTAGACGCTACGACTATAAACATAGCAAACGGAGCGAGTACCTCACACGCTACGGGTGTAGTGTGGAGCGATCTTAGACCTAGCGTAAAGCTATCTAAAATAATCGATGCAATAGAGACCAGATACAACTCGTTTATATATGATAATCCTATAGTATTTTCTAGGGATTTTTTTAGCACTACAGAGTTTGAGAAACAATATCTTTGGCTCAAGGCAGACGATAGAGTGGCGATAGGTGGCGGCGAGGAGATTGTAGACTTTACTACAGGCTCAGAGACTTATATAAATTTAACTACTAACGTCGGTACTTTTGTAACGGACAGAGTTACAAATACAAGGTTTGCAATAGGTAACAAGATTACCCCTGCCTCTGGTTACGAAGATGTACCCTATACTTTTATAGTTAGAAACGCAGATACAAATGAGGACGTTTACGCTTGGGATAGGACGCAATGGGGTAACGGCGACGGTATAATCTCGATAGGTACTAGCTTGTTTTCTCCGAGTGGTACGACTACTTTCAACTTTACGTGCCACGTAAAGAGTAATTCTAAAATAGAGTTTACATCTGAGGTTTCAATAGTTAAACAAGTTGGCTCTACATTTTCGCCTAGCGACGTAACCACAGGAGCAGCTCAAACTCTAGTTAATAAAGTAGTGATAGGCGACGAGATGCCAGAGTTAAAAATCGTTGACTTTCTCAAGGGCATTTTTAATATGTTTAAGCTCGTAGCAATTCCAAAAGACGACGGCAGTATCTACGTTAATACTTTGGATTCTTACTACGCTCAAGGGCAAAGATACGACGCAACTAAATATATAGATTTCGCAAAGTTTGACGTAGACAGAGGCGAGCTTTTAAAACGTATTGCTTTCGAGTTTGAAGAGCCAAGTACTATTTTAAACATGGA